GTGTAGAAGTCCATTACCGTTCCGCTCAGCGCATCAAATACTGGTACAAGCGAACGTGTCCATTCTTCTATCTTGCTTAACATTGGGGAAAAATTCAAGGTCTCCGACCACGCAACAGTATAATCAGCAGCAATCCGTATGTTGTGGACAATTACCGCTAATATGTCCCTGATATTCTCGAATATCTTCAGCCCTGTCTGGTTTTCATTCCAGGCCTCCCTGAAATTCCTGGCCAGGTTTCCGACCACCAGACCGATGTCCCCTATGATATGTAGGATATCAGCAAACATCTGTATAGTTCTTTCCTGATTCCACATAATCAAGAAATCCCGGCCAATATCTTTTGCAAGCTTCCAAACTTCATCCAAGGCATATTTCCAGGAATCCATTACAAACTTGCCTTCCCTGTCCCATGCTTCTTTTAATGGGGCGAATAGTTTGGACAGGATATCTTTTATTTTGCTTGCCAAATCCTGGAACTTGGATTCTATCGGTACGGTTTCAAACATATCCTCTGGGTTGATCGCATCGCTTCCGCCCCCGCCAGAATCTGCATTATTTTTCCCGGTATCCAATATATTTAATTGATCGAATGCAAGCGTGACCGCCCGCAGTTCCTTGGTCGCTTTTGTTGCCCCGCCAACGCTCTTCCTGTAATCTTCGCTTTGCTTTTTCGCTCTTACCCATACACTTTTTCCAGTAAGTGCAGCAAAGAGCTGGTTCACCGCATTCATTGCGCTGATAATTTTCTGAATCAGAAAGTCCAATGCTGGTGCAACGGCGTTGAATATCGGTGAAACCATAGCGGCTGAAGCATTTTTCAGCTGGTTTATGGAGTTCATCAGCATGGAGATGCTGGCATTCGTTTCATCACTATAGAGCGCCAGATTCTTCATTCCTTCAATAAGCCCCCGCCTGAGCCTGTTTAACAGGGCGTAAATGCTCCTTATCCCTAATGCATATTTAAGGAATGTTTTAAATCCATGGGACAGCGATGTGTTTAGGCCATCAGATGATTTCTTTGCTCCTTTAGCGTTTGTTATAAATGAAAGCATGCTTCTGGCCACGTTCGAAACTGCCTTATTGATTCGTTTAAGTGCGTTTTCGATTGGCTGTATGGCGCTTTGTATACTTTTAAATACCCCTAAAATTCCCTTGACCATATTTTGCAAGTTCTGTTTAACTGATTGTATCCCTTGCCTAAGATTATTGAATCCATTAGCGTTTATATTTTCTTCTGAAGCCCTAACTTCTTCTATCCTTTCTCTCAACGCTAGGGCTTCCGATTTAGCTTCCGCTATCCGCTCCTGCATTGTGCGGAAATTCTTGTCATCAATATTTGGCAGAATTTCCCCTGTGGATATCCTCTGCTGCAATTCTGCCCGAAGATTCTTCAGCCTTTGCATGGTTCCTTCATATTTTCTTTCCAGGATTTCCAGGCTGCCCGTATCTATGTTGAATGTCATCGGCTGTCTCAGTCTTTCTTGGAATTCTGTGAATTGCCTTGACATTTCTTCCGTTTTATTTATCAGTGGCTCAAAAGTTGATAAATCTATATTTCCGTAATCTTTAAAAGCTGTTGCTGGCGAAAGCTCTGTTGCTCTTTCAATTTCTGCCTCGAAAGAGGAAATAAGTTCTGTTGCCTCCGGGTAAACTCTTTTTAGTGTCTCCAGAGACATTTCTAACTCGTGTACAGGGAAGAACAACACCCCCGAATCGTTTTTAATTCCTCCTGACTCAATTATGCTGTCAAAATATTTGAGTTCTTCTTCAAAGTCGCTCAATGTGCGCTTTGATTGTTCAATTCCGCCTATATTGATTTCTAATTTTGTATTTACCGATTTTGTACTTTCAAGCTGTTTTTCTAATCCCGCAATTTTGTTTCTATATTCGTTGATCTTTGCAATTGCAGTTTCATATCCTTGTGTATCAATTTTTCCGCCAAGCCTCAGTCTTTGCTCGGTTACTTTTATATCTTCCAGCCTTCTTTTGTATTTATCGATTTCAGCAATCAATTTATCAGTAGAAAGTCCAGGAAGTCGGAAACCTTTCCCCAAATCCTTATATTTCTCGTTCAGTTCCTCAATTACTTTTTCTGTGGGCTTTGTTGCTTGTTTTATTGAATTGGATATATCGCCAGAAACAGACTGTGCTTGCTTCCCTAAATCAGACAATCCCTCGGAAATTTTTGCGGTTTGTTCAGAAATCTTTTTAAACCCGTCTATATTCCCAATATTTTTCAATTTATCAAATGCGCTTGTATCAAATTTCAGCGCACTTGAAAGCGTCCGAAGCTTTGCTACAAGATTGTCAATGCTCTGTGCCGCTCTATCCGATTCTGCTGATATGCTAATTGAAAGGGAATCTATCTCTGCCATATCCTCGTCCACCTTTCCAGGCATTAAAAGTTAAATACAAAAGCACCCCGTTAAGGGGCGCTAATTTAATCTGATATCTTTTCAGTAGGTTTATCTGTAATAAAGTTTTTCATATTCTCAATTGGTTTGTTGTTGAATCATCATTTTTCTTTCAAGGCATTTTTCCCTGTATTCCTTTGCATATGTATTATAAATCTCTGTATATTCTTCCATAGAATAAAATAGGTCTTCATCTGGGCGCTTTCTGAATAGGTTGCAGTATGCATCCAGCTGCTCCCAATCCCTTTGGTATGCATGAAAGCTTTCGGCAATATGCGTGTATCCGCCAACTTCCACCCCAATTTCTTCCGCTATCCTATGCGCTAATCTGCATAACGCAAATGCATTCATCGGAAAAGCCTTTACACAATCATTACTTCTGAATACCGCTGTAGTGTTTAATTTCCCTCTTGCCGCATTGAATATAATAACTTGCAGGCATGGTGGATATTGGGTTCCATAGCTCTTTTCTCCGCATATGGGAAGCACTGCCCTCCTGCTCCCTTTGTTTCGGCGCAGTTCGTTAATGCATTGCGATATATATTTTCCAAACAGCTGATGGTAGGTGTAATCCCATGATTTCTCAAAGTCCCTTACCCCTTCAACAAATTCCAGTTCATATTCAACCAGCGAATATAAATCCCCTGGCATTGCTTTGGAAATTGTGATTTCCCGAATATCTTCAACATTAATTGCTACTGAAAGCTCTTTCAGCTTATCGTCTCTGGATTGATTTTCGCCATCTACTACAATACCAATCCTGTTGACCATTCGCATCGCTTCTTCGACTGCATTGTGCAGATTCTTCCCGTAAATGATGTTATACATAGCACTCCTTCTTTTGTGCGATTTGAGGGTAAAATTGTCCATTCTTTCAAATGTACATCTTTTCTCCTATTTCGCATCAACGATTACCATGTTACTTGATGGCTGCTATTTTTTGGGATGATGAGGGAAAAACCGCAAGACAGAGAATTTCTTCCCAAATCTATGGGTTCTGCCTATTTTGTTTTTCCCTTTATCTCAAAGTCGGCTCCATAAGATTTCTTCATATTTGTCTTATTCTTTTATGACCGTCTCAGGGAGCCCATCGCACTTCGCTTTTATCATCCACATGCTTTCCGCAAGAATTGCTTTCTTTATTTCCTTTTCGGCAATCTCATCTTCCGTCATTTCACATTCCTCAAGGGCTTTTGATATAACCGCTTCTTCAATATATTTTGATTTCCCTTTCTTCCCAAATGCGCCCGATAAGCAGTGCTCTACTGCTGTTGAAACACAAGACAAAATATATGTTCCGCAAATTATATGGGATAAGTTATCTATTTCCTTCACTTCGATTTTGTGTGCTTTTGCATATGGTTCTAAATCTGCGGGGCATGACCAGTCTATATCATGCACAGACCACCCATACCCCTTTGTAAGATAAAGCCAATTTGGCCGAATTTCGTTACAGTAAAATTCCCAAGTTAATGCGCTTCTTCCGCCTCCGTTTTCTGCGCCGCGCCCTCTGCTTCCTGTGCTTTCTGCTCCTTTTGGAACAGCCTCGATAAAAAACCGTCAGTCGTAAGCTCATCCTGAAGCTTATTGAATAATCCCATTAAATTCGCATCATCTTGTGTGGAATACTCTTCCATCAAATCGAACATCTTCTGTAGCTGCTCTTTTTTGCCTTCTTTGGTATCATAGTCATATCGGTATTCTTTGTGATATACCTGTAATCCAACAAGCAAGATTTCCGGAAGATAAAGTAATAAATCTTCTACCTTTTCCATGTTTTCCTCTGGATTTTCGGATTTTAAATTGGCGATCTTGACAAAATTAGATATTACCCGTTCTTTAAGGGTTGGTTCATATCCAAATTTAATTTTCAGTTCTTTTTCTCCAATTTTTAATTTTGTCATATATTTTACTTCTTCCTTTCTTCCCGTATTTGAGAAACGGACAATCTCTACACTATTACAAGTCTAATAATGATTAAATGAAATTCTCATTGAACTCCGCTTCCGATTCGGCTGCGTATGTATCCTCGCCGCTCGCTACAGCCTTACTTTTTCTTGCCGAGCGGCTCACGCTCCCCCCGCCTTTGTTACCGTAAAGGTGCCGTCTCCATTATCCGCAACCACAAAATCATCCGTGCATTCAATTGATGCTGTATTGGCGATGACACTTACTGTCATTTCTAGGATTTCATCCACGCCACCAACATCATTGGGGGTGGCTGTCGCCTGTCCAACATACGCATATTTCGCAACGCCTCCCACGCCATCTGTTCCATATAAGTGAAATATATCGAGCTTCTTTTCTCCAAGTTTATTGATCGCCTGGAGGTATTTCTTCTCTAAGTTTCCGGTGATCTCTCTTGTGTCTGCTGTTTTTATCCCCATCTCAAAAGTCTGCTGTGGGTCTTCTAAGGTTGTTGATTCCACTGTGTTTGGTGGGGATGCGGGAGATGGTACAGATTTTGCGTTTAAAAGCAGATTATATGCACCCGCAAAATCCGTTTCCTCCCCTTCCCCTGCCGTGTGTTCTTTGTAGATAACCCTGCAACGATAGCTTGTTGATGCCATTTTCTTCCTCTCTTTCTGCCTTTTAGGCATAAAAATAAGAGCGTCTCCGCTCCCTGATTTCTGTTTCCATATTTACAAATAACTATCTCTTGTTAATTCTCTCCTGAACCTTGCGTCAGCCCAGTATGTATCTTTTGTGTTTTGGTATGCTGGGGTTAAAATAGTGGTAAACGATAATTCATCTCCCATAATCCTCATAATTTCCGACATGATTTCTTTAACCCTTGTCTGGTTTTGGTTGTCAGTAACCTTTATCTGGAATGTAAATAATCCACATTCCATACCGCCACCCTCAAGAGTTCTCCCGTTTTCAACGCTTGGCATGAGATAAACGTACACATTCGGGAATTGTACAGGCGTTTTACTTTCCTCCTCAGTTGTAAAGTTAAGAGAACTATATTTCTTCTTTATCTTTGATGAAAACTTTGCTTTAATTTGGGTAAATATAATTGATTCTAATGCTGATAAATCAATCAAATACAACCACCGCCTTAAAACAATCCAGAATCCCCAAACGGAAGATTTCCTGATTCTTTATCCCTTTCATAGTAATCAGTATCATCTTTTGTCGTTTCGTTCCTCGTGATTTTTTCAATGAGCCTTCCATCCTTGTCATATTTTTTTATTTTTTCTTTGATCTTTGTTTTAATCATTTTATTTACCTCCTGAAGATTTCTTTTGCTGTTTTAGCCACAATTTGCATAAGTTCCATTGTCGTATTATAAAAAAATGGTCTACTAGGCATTCCCTCTGTATAGTGCCACTTCCCATCTTGCCCAGGATAAAACCAATAATATGTACCAGTCACAGGATTTTGCCTTATGGTTTTCCCCACGTTATAATCCCAACTCACACCCTCTGGCAACGGATAAGGATATGGTTTATCCTCTCCTTTTTGCCCTGTGCCAAATTCAACGAATACCGCATGAGAAGAATCTGCCACTACCGCAAATACCGCGCCACCCTTTTGAGAGGTCACATATTCGCTGTGTATGCTCTCTATCAGTTCACCTGTGAATATTGCGTCAAGGTCTGCTATCTGCACTCTGGAAATCTCTACGCCTCTTTCAGAAAGGGTTTCTGCCAAAAGCCTTGCTTTGTATTCCAAACTGTCACGGTATTTTTCAAGGTCACGCTGTAACTGTTTTATGCTCGACTGCGATAATATGTCGCAATGCAGGGTTTTCTTTGCCATAAGCTATTTCCTTGTATCTGTTTCTCCAACTGAATAGGATTTTGATATTTTTGGCGTTTTGTCATAGTATTTCGCATTATCATCTTCCTTTTCTCCAATAGTTCCGCAGCAACCGCTACTAAAACCTAAAAATGGAGGATAGCCATATATTTTTGCGTAAATTTTCTTATACAGTTCAAAATACTTTTCTGCTGGAAGTTTCAATAAAGTTTCGTGCAATATTTCTACATCAACCTCGCAATCTTCTTCTCCGGCTTCTGCAAGTATTCTCTTAATCATTTTCTACCTCC